GCCGCCCGTACGGCGCTGCGAAAGATGAAGGACGATGAGGAGCGCCCGCTCAACATCAAACCCAACATCCTGCTGGTTCCGCCGGCGCTTGAAGACACTGCCACCGCACTGATGAGTGTCGAGCGGCTGGAAGATGGCAAGCCCAACCCGTACCGCAACGCGGCGGAAGTGGTTGTCTCCTCCCGCCTTACGTCGGACACCGCCTGGTTCCTGCTGGATACCACCAAGCCGGTGAAGCCGTTCATCTTCCAGGAGCGCAAGGCGCCCGTGTTTGTCTCCCAGACCAACATGGACAGCGACAGCGTGTTCCTGCAGAAGAAGTACCGCTACGGCGCGGAAGCTCGCGGAGCGGCTGGCTACAGCTTCTGGCAGATGGCCTACGGCTCCACCGGGGCTGGCTAAACGCCAGGCGTAGCGTGATCTGAAAATGGCCGGGCCTGTGCCTGGCCATTTTTAAAACCGAACAGCATTGGGAGGGCACTATGGCTGCCACCAAGACAAACAAGGCAAAAACCACCAAACCGGCCACCAAGGTCCCCGAGGGCAATGCATCCGAGAAGGATAACGCCCCGGTACACGATGCCACTGAGGTGAAAAACACCGCCCAGGGCGAAGAGAACAACCAGGTCCAGGACACTGCGGGAAACGAACAAGCTTCACCGGCGGATAACGGGGGCGACAATGGCGACACCCAGGATCCGCAAGCGAAACCGGAAGGCAGTGCGGGCAAGGAAAAGGACAACCCACCGCCGGCGCAGGAAAGCACCAAGCGCATCGCGGTGAAGTCCATGACGCCCAGCTTCCGCCGTGCCGGCTTTGAGTTCAGCCGTACGGAACGGATCCTGGACGTTCGCCGATTGACCGACGAACAGCTCCAGGCCATCCAGGAAGAGCCGCGACTGGTGGTTCGCCCGGTAGGTCAGGAAGACTGATATGGCTGTCTACGCCACGCTCCAGGACCTGATCGACCGCTTCGGGAACGATGCCGTTCTCGTGGCGTCCGATCGGGACCGGGACGGCCAGATGGACACGGACGTTGTCGACAAAGCGCTGCTGGACGCCGATGCCGAGATCGACACCTACGTGGGCCAGCAGTACAAGCTGCCTCTGCCCAAGGTGCCGCGCATCCTGACCAAGCTGGCTGTAGACATTGCCTTCCACGTGCTGTCACCGGAGGCGGACACGGCCACAGAGCATCGGCGCGGGCGCTACGACAACGCCGTTGCCTTGCTCCGCCGGATCGCGAGGGGCGAAGTCAGCCTGGGCATCCAGGAACAGAGCCCAGTGAGCATCAAGCCGTCGATCAGTTACCGCCCCCGGCGCTGGGGCCGTGACCGGAGGCTGACATGAGCATCGGGGTGCAGTACGACCTGGCCGGCGTTGCCCGCCTCCAGGAGCGGATTGCCAAGTTGGGGAGCCTCGACCGCCGAGGCCTGCTAGAACAGCTGGCCGGCGTGGCCGAGAGCCAGACCCGCCGTCGCATCAGCGAAGAGCAGCAATCACCGGACGGTGAGCCCTGGCAGGCGTGGAGCGCGAACTATGCGGCTACCCGCCACGGTGGCCATTCCCTGCTACAGGGCGAGGGCGACCTGGTCGACAGCATCACCAGTGAGATTGAAGGCGACGAAGCGCTGATCGGTTCTAACCTGGTCTATGCAGCCATTCACCAGTTTGGCGGCACTCCCGACATGGCCCCGGGCCCGGCCGGAATTCCCGCCCGTGAATACCTGGGCTTCTCGCAGGACAACCTGGACGAGATCGAAGCCGTGGCCGATCGCTGGCTTGATAAACACCTGGAGGCAGCATGAGCGGTGATATCAAGCTGACGCGGGATGCGATCGTTACAGCCATCAAGGCGGCGCTGCCGGACCTATACACCTGCGAGGCGCACGGCGGCCGCTTCGATTTGAACGAATTGACCCGTTGGAGCAGGAAGGCCCCAGCGGTATTGGTGGCGGCCGTGTCGGTACCGGCGATTGCCGATGGCCCCACAAACAATGCCGAGGTGCGCTGGGTTGCGTACCTGATCACCCGTGACACGCCCGAGGCGACGCGGGATGTCGCCGCCCTGGACTTTTCCGAGGCCCTGCTTCGGCTGGTCCGGAAAAACACGTGGCAACTGGACAACACCCAGAACCCGCAGCGCGTGGCTGCCGAAAACCTATACAGCGGCCAGATCGACCGCCACGGCATAGCCCTATGGGCAGTTAGCTGGCAGCAAGCCGTCAGCTTGCGCGCGTCTGACATCGCCGAACTGGCGGACTTCACCCTTTACACCGCCACCCATGAAGTGGGTGACGGCCCGGTTGCCGAAGACCGGGTTGAACTGCCCCAGGAGTAAAACTGTGAGCAAAGAAACCATCTACGTGAAACCCCGTGAAGGCCTGCGCATCCGCCAGGAGAACGGCAAACCGCTACCGGAGGACGGTGCGCAGGTGCCTCTGAATTCGTTCTGGCGCCGTCGACTGAGGGACCAGGACGTGGTGGCCGCTCAGGCCCCGCGCAAGCCAAAGCCGAAAGCCAAATCCACTGACACCAAGGAGGCGTAAGCCATGATCAGTGCCGGTATCTTCAACCAAATTCCCGCCGCATTGCGGGTGCCTGGTGTCTACATCGAGTTTGATGACCGCCTGGCAGGCAACTCCGCCTTTCAGGGCCGACTCCTGGTGATGGGCCAACGCCTGGCCACAGGCGAGCGCAATGCCCTGGAGTTGGACCGTGTGACCAACGCCGAGCAGGCAGAACGTTTCTACGGCCGTGGCTCCATGCTGGCCGAGATGCTGCGCCATTCACTGAATGCCCAGCCGTACCTGGAAACCTGGGCACTTCCCCTGGATGACGTTGACGAAGGTTCCGGTGGTGTGAAAGCCGCTGGCAAGATTGCTCTCGCGGGCAGTGCCAGCGCCGCCGGTGCAATGGTCCTTTACCTTGCGGGGTACCGCGTACGTATCGGCGTGGCCGTCGGCGATGACGGAACCGCCATTGCCCAGGCCTTGGTGGATGCAATCAACGCGGACACCCGACTTCCTGTAACCGCGACGGTAAACGGTGTGGAGACCTCGGAAGTAGACCTGGAATGCCGCTGGGCTGGTGAAACGGGCAACGATATCGACATCCGGTTTGCCGCCCTGGGCGAAGACCGCATTGCCGGTGTCACTCCCACCATCACCGAAATGACCGGTGGTGCCAGCAACCCGGATCTTGTCGACGCGATCGCAGCACTGGGCCCCGAACAGTACAACTGGATTGCCTGCCCCTACACGGATACGGCGAACCTGACGGCGCTAAAGGACGAACTGGACGACCGCTTCGGCCCAATGCGCCAGATCGGTGGCCGCGCCTTCGCTGCGTTCCGTGGTACCCACGGCGAGACTGGCACGTTCGGTGGAAACCATAACAGCCCACACCTGACCGTAATGGGTACCGGCAAGGCCATCAGCCCCACCTGGTTGTGGTGTGCCGTGAACGCGGCCGTTGCTGGCCAGGCCCTGGCGATCGACCCGGCCCGGCCTCTGCAGACCCTGCAGTTGCCATTGATCCTGGGTCCGAAGGAAGCCGATCGCTTCACCGATACCGAGCGCAACCTCCTGCTCTACGACGGTATCGCCACCTTTAAGGTGGCCAACGACGGCACAGTGAGCATCGAGCGCCAGGTAACCACCTTCCAGGAAACCGACAGCGGTGTGCCATCGGATTCCTACCTGGACATCAACGTGGCCGAAACCTTGGAGCGGATCCGTTACGACCAGCGCGCCCGCATCCTGCAGCGCTTCCCGCGTCACAAATTGGCCGAGGATGCCGATGCCGACAACTTCGGCGCCGGCCAGCCGATCGTTACGCCCAACGTGGCCAAGGCAGAGCTGCTAAGCCTGTACCGGGATTTCCTTAGCCGGGGTTGGACTCAGGATTATGAAGGCTATGCCGAATCTCTGGACGCGGCGATCGACACCGAAAACCCGGGTCGGTTGAACGTGATTGATTCACCCAAGCTGGTCGGCCAGTACCGCATCCACGCTATGCAGACACAGTTCCGGAAGTGAGCCTTTAAGGGCTTCGTAAAACCGGTTTGAGACAGGAGTAAACGCGTTATGAAAATCACTGGCAACGTCAAGATTCGGGAAGGTGGTGAAGAGTTGCTGACCGATGGCAAGGGCACCCTCAACCCGGGCGGGTTTGAGCGAGAGGCCAAGATGAACGGCCGCAAACCGGTGGGCTATACCGAGAATCCGGTAGCGCCGACCCTGAGCGTGGTCATTCATCACACGGCAGACACCGACATCGTGCGGCTGTCAGGCCTGACCGACGCCACCATCATCCTGGACACGGACACCGGCCAGAC